GCTTCTGCTCCCTTGTTCGTTAAGGAACTTGGGAACAGAGGTCACCAACTTATCTTGCACCGGCTTGCTCACCGCCGCCGCCGTGCACGCCGCCACTAACAACGCCGTCATTTGGTCATCCGTGAGACCCATGGGGTTTTGCTTCTCCGCGACTGGTGGTTGTTGTTGTTGTTGCATGGCGAATCCCGCGGACGTGGGGGCACCGGCGTGCGGTGCCATCATGTGCGGCATCACTCCTTGCATCCTGGGGTCGGCGGGTTGAACCATTTCAGGCTCCATGATTTCAGAGATGGCGGTGGAATCCATATGTTCTTGGCGGACATTTTTTTCATCGGCGACAAACGCCGTGCTCTGGCTCTGCACTTGTTGCTGCAATTCCGGGACAGGGGGTGGGGACAAGGACACCATACCCTCACCGGAATCGCTCAGATTGTACGTGACCACGTCGTCTGACATATTTTATCAGCTCATTTCTTTTTGGTCACTGTGAGCGCAGTCTTCTTCGACATCTTCTTCGGGTCCCCCTGACGGTCCTGCATGTGTTTGGGGTTGTACATCTTCTTATGCGCCGCCCAGAGTTCGGGCGCGCCCACGCGGAAGTTTTTCCTGATGTTTCCTTTGTACCAAAACACACAATCCGTGATTTTGTTCGATTTCACGGTGTTGTCCAAAACCAGACACTCGTAGTTTTCCGTGCACGCGTCCATGACTTTGTTGAACATGTCAAAGGACGGGAAGATGCCAAAGAAAGATTTGTAGAGTTTCTCTCTGTTCTGAATGATGTTTTCCCTGAGGATGAACACGTAGTCCACGTTCGCTCGAAGTGCGGGTGGGAGGTCCATGCAGTACTGCATCGTCAACATGAAGAAGATTTTCCAGTGCCTTCCATTCATGAAACATTGTCGAATGCACGTGTCTTTGAGAAACTTGTTGTCGTACATGCAATCGTCGAGAAGAATGAAACATCCACAATTCGTTTTGCCAGCGCTCACCAACTTTCGTTGACGTTCGATAGCCCTTTCGATGGCTTCTTTATCGTAGTCACCGTAGATGAACAAGTCGGGGACGTGTTTGCTGTAGTAGTGATTGCCTTCCTCGGTCCCAGAGAGCACGATGCCTGCTGGGAGATGTTTCTTGTAGTACAAAATGTCCGCCACGAGGGTGGACTTACCCGTACCTCTTTTACCGATGAAGACGCACACCTTGTCATCGCCCATCGTTTCGGGTTTGAACTTCCGTAATTGGAGATTCATATCTACTAGGATGCACATTTTTTGTTTCTCAAAATTTTACTCACTTATATCAGAGATGTCACTGAAACTCGCAGCAACGGGTGTGGCCGACACGTGGTGCACAGGACAACCCACGTTTTCACATTTCCTGATGAATTTCAAGAGACACACAAAGTTTGCGCAAGAACGCGTGGAGACACCGTTCGATGGGGACATTGATTTCGGGCAGGAAGTGTCCTGCAGGATTCCACACAACAAAGGCGACCTCATTCGTAACATGACGCTGAAGATTACGTTGAGCGACCCTCAGCCGGATGAGAGCACGGAAGTGAACGACGTGTACTGGCCCCCGTCGGTGTGCACACATCTCATCGAGTGGGCCGACCTCGTCATAGGTGGACAGACCATCCAAAGACTTTCAGGGGAATACATCTACATGCGCCAGCAGTTGTACAACAACGACGACGACGTGAACCAAACGGTGTACTTTCTCACGGGTCATGGTGATTTCCTTCGATACACCGGAAACAACACCTATTTCCTGGACCTTCCATTTTATAACTACAGAAATCCATCGCTCGCCATTCCCGTGTGTGCCCTCACGAAACAACTCGTGGAGGTACGCCTTAAGTTACGCCCACTCTCGGAGATGGTGTTCCTCGCGAGCCCCGCCAACGCCACGGCGTCGATTAAGAATCTGTCACTGGACACGGACTTCGTGTACATCACCGAGGACGAGATTCAGTTCCTTCGCACGCGTCCGGTGGAGTACGTCATCACGCAACTCCAAATGTCCAAGTTTGTCATGAAAGACGGCGAAGACAAAAAGGCAGTCATGCTCAATTTTAAACACCCAGTGAAAACCATGTACGTGGTGTCACAAAATGGATACCCCAAGAGTTTGAACATCCCCACCGACTTCAACACAATCAAACGTTTGGAACTTCGATTCAATGATAAAGTCGTCTTCAACCAAAACACAAAGTTTTTGACGTACGAACAACCACTCAAGGGGCACGTGAACATTCCAGTGGCGTCCAAGGCGACGGCCTATCTCAACCCGGACACGAACGCACTCGAACCTTACGTCATCACATCCACCTTTGCCATGTACTCGTGGTCTCTGTACCCAGAACGACATTACCCCACGGGGCAGGTGAACATGTCACGCATCATTCATAAACTGCTCGAAGTCGAACTCACGCCACTTTACAATGGTTACGACAACGATGTCAGGGTGTACGCAGAGAACTACAACGTCATCCGATTCGAGCACGGGTTATGTGGTCTAAGGTTTTAATCTACTCCTAGTAGTAGGAATGGCTGGAAGAATTCAATTGGCCACCACAGGGCCTCAGGACCAGTTTTTCACATCTGACCCAGAGTACACACACTTTAAAGAGAATTTCAGGAAACATTCAAATTTTAGTGTAGAGTTCGTAGACGTCGCGGCGGACCAGGTCGTGGACTTTGGAAAGACGCTTCGGTTTAGACTCCCGAACAATGCGGGGGACCTCGTGCGTACCATGAGTTTAAAGTTCACCCTCCCCGCACTGAATCAAACGAACGTGGGGTACATCGAGTCCGTGGGACACGCCCTCATCGAACGCGTGGACTTTCTCGTCGGTGGACAAATGGTACAGAGGGTGACATCGGATTGGTTGCAATTATACAGCGAACATTACTTTACGCAAACCAAACAAAATGCCCTGTATCACGTCGTCGGGAAATACCCCGTGCGCACGGCGGGCACGCGGTCGAACGATAGCAGCATCTTGGGCTATCTCGGCCCGTCCACTGCGGACGTGGAGTTTTACGTGGACGTGCCCTTCTATTTTTATCGCGAACCCACGCTGGCGTTCCCTCTGTGCACGGTGTGTAACCAGCAGGAGGTTGAGGTCGAGGTGCAACTTCGTAAACTCGAGGACCTCGTCGTGGATGTCTCCGATGGAAGTCTGCCCGTGCTCACCGAGACCCACGCCATCAAGGATTTCACGCTTCAGTGTGAGATGGTATTTTTGGATGCCGTGGAAAAGATTAAATTTCAAAAGACATCAAAAGACTATCTCATCGTTCAAAATCAACAAAATAATTTTTTCATCCCCAGAGGTGAACGCGTTGCAAAATTTAAATTGAACTTTACAAATCCAGTGAAAGAATTATACTTTGTCATACAATCAAAGGGGGCACGAGTCTTTGATTACGACAATTACAGACAAACCACGGAAGAAGGGAAACTCGTGTTGTACGAACACCTCGACTATCTCACGTTGACCCTGGACGGCGAAGAAGTCCTCACGAACAAGACGGGACGGGCGGTCTTCCTCAAGGCGGTGCAGGCTGGCATCCATCACGCCAAGACCCAGCTCATTCGCAGGTTTTACAGCTACAGCTTTGCCCTGGAACCAGAAAAGCACGCACCCACGGGACACGTGAACTTTAGTGTCATCAAAGACCAACTCCTCGAACTTCATCTGCACACGAACACTCTCCAGGACAGAGACGTGCGGGTCTACGCCCGTGCCTACAACGTCCTCCGCGTGCGCGAGGGAAAAGCCAGTGTTATTTTTAACGTCCAATATTAATGAAGACTGGTTTCG